CAAAGACAAAGTCCGTTGCCAAGCAGCGCAAACCAAAGCCGCGGCAGGAAAAGGTTGTTGAAGCCTCTCTTGTCGCTCCTGTCCAGAACACAGTCTCCACTGTTGCTCCATACTATAAACCTTACACCCATGCCTCAGGGCGTGGTGTTAAGACTGCTTTCACCCTCGGTCATGTGGCTCCAGCAGGACCAACCTCCTCATCGGCTTATGTTGTCGGTGGTGTTGTTGCCTCCTGGCCTATTGACAAGAGTGTGACAGTTGGTGAGAGCATCGGGGATGATTTTGGAAATCACGAACGATTTAGAATCATGAGTGCGCGCTACCACTTCATTCCAGAAGTGGGCAGCACCATCAATGGTTCCATCGCCGTGATGTCTGATGCTGACACCACCGACATATTGCCAACTGGTGGCAATGCCGTTGTCAGTCAGTCTGTTCTTGACAATCATAAAGGCACCAAATTCCACACTCTCTGGAATGGTGCCTTTTCTGGTACCATGACCGTGAATAAAGAATGGCTCTTCACGGATGCAGAATTGATCACCCTTACCGCCTCCCGGCCGGTCGCGCCTTCTGGTGATCCTCGCTTGTATTCTGCAGGCACTGTAGCAATCCTTAATGGAGCTGGAATTCCTTCCAACGCTCTTGCCCTTGGCCAGTTTTTAATTGAACTCGATGTCCAATTTCGTGATACACAACATTCCGATTTGGACAGGTTGGTTGTTTCAGCAAAAATCGTTTCTGGAACGGCGTTCGAGAACATGCCTGTCGCTGGGTTTAATCCCATCTTGCATGCGTTCGCCAACTCTATTGGGTACCCTCAGACCACTTCTTCTGGTGCCTATGAAATTTGCTACAACCCCCGATTGTTGAATCCTGCTTCTGGTTCCATGTTTTTGCCCTGTGGCATATATGGTATCAGAATCATTGTGGGAATGACTGGTACAGCCACGATCACTGCCTCCACCATAGCCGCCGCCATAACCGTCCTGAACGCTACGTTCTCTTCGGATGTGTTCGGCTCCCTTGACTATGCCTGGGCAAATCCTGAGTTTGTAAACCCGCCGACTACCACACCAACATGGTCATCCACGCTTATCTTGCATGGAAGAGTTCGTGTAACCCAGGTCTTGTTGGGCACGTATGCCACTGTGTTGCCACTGTTTAGTGCCATCACTGCATCTGTTGT